GTCAGCTCCTGCAAGGTGTCGCCCACCTCGGTAGGCTCACCGTAGCGGTTTGCGCTGGCGGCTCGGTCGTAGTCGTTCAGCGGCACGGTGTTCACGGCGCTCACACGCACGCTTCGCGCGCCTGTAAACTCGTTCTCAGGGTTCAGTCGGCCTTTCACCACGCTGTTGCGTGTAAAGGCTTCGTCAATCTTTTTGCTGTAAGTCTCGTGTAGGTTTACTACTGCCATAATGTCTTTCCCTCATTTCTCGCCCCGGGTCACACGCTGTCCCACCCGGCTTCAAACGGGTCGGTCGCGCCTGTCTTGCCCAGCCCTTGGGCGCTCCCCGGTGCTGTGTTTCTGTTGCGCTGGTCGGTCTTTTGTGCCGCCAACTGGGCTTTTAATTGCTTGTTCTCCCATGCTCGATACGCGCTCAGCGGCGTTTCGCCATTCACCACGGCATTCATCACTTCCGGCGGCAGTTCCTTTACGTCCGGGTATTCCGCCAATAGCTGCAAAAACTGCTGGCGGCGCTCGGTCTGCGCCTGTTGCTGCTGCGCCTGCTGCTGTTGCGCTTGAGCGTCCTGTTGGTCGCGCTGGTTTTTCTCTTGCCGTAGTCGGTGCAGCTCGCGCGCCGCATCTTCCGGCATTCCCTGCGCCACAAGTGCCTGCGTTGCTTGTTCTTCCAGTGCTCTCTGCGCCTGTTGCATGTAGTCGGCCGCGCTCATGCCGCTGCGTTTGGCATATTCTTCAATAAGCTGAAATGCCGGCATTGCCGCGTCCAACTTCTGGCTCAAAACATCGTGAATCATGCCCTTTTGTGCCAGTTCTCGCGCCTGCTCCATGGTCAGCTGCTGTTCTTTGCCGTGGAATTTCACCGTTAGCAGCCCCTCGGCCTGTGCGGCCTGCGCATCCACCGCTTCGGCTTCGCTTGCAGTCTCCGGTGCACTCTCCTGCTCGGCTTGGGCTGTGGCTTCTTGCGCGTCCCCTTGTCCGGTTTCGCTCGTGCTCTCGGCCACCTCTACGGTTTCTTCCGCGCCCCAGTCAAACAAATCCTCTTGCGCCGTTTCCACGGCTGTGTTCATCGTATCGTTCATTTCTCGTTCCCTCTCTCCGCCTTGTCCGGCTTCGATGTCCGTCCGCATCGCCTTGTCCGGCTCTGCTCGGCTCGTCTCTTTTCAACAGCTGCCGCGCCACTGTGGAAAACAAAAGAGCCGAATACGCGAATAAGCAAAGCGTCATCACCTACGCCTCGCTCTGTTCGCATATTCGGCTCTCGTCCGCCCTCGGTGAGCGGTTCTGGCTCTCTGTTGTGCTTTTATTTTATCATGCTTCCAATTTTTGGGCAATTAAAATTTTGACTTCGCTGCGACACCCCTTGCACCACACCAAAAGCCCGCGCACCTCAGCGCGGCTCGTCGCTCGCGCCAGTGTCTTTCCGCACAGCGGACACTGCACGCTCGCGCCGTATTCTTCCGCACTCTCGCTTGTAGCTGCTGCACCGTGGATTGGCGCATACGTATGTGATTTCCGCTCCATGTTCATCTTCGTCCACCCTCAACACGCGCGCATCCGCGCCGCATTTTTCACACTTCACGCCAATACCCCCTCTTGTCCCAGCATTGCCACGTCAGCTCCCAGCGTCGGCATGGCCTGCTGTGCTTGCTGCTGCTCTTTCTGCTTGCGTATCGCCGCTTTGATGCTCTCGCGGCCTGTGATATACCCTTTGGGCATATTGTCCAAATACACTTCAGCGTCCGTTAAGATACCGCTGGCGTACAACGCATCCAGCGTCTGCACCTGCATCAACTCGCTCCAGTACGTCGCCGCGCCAATCTCCACATTCAGGCGCACCGCCATGTCGTTCAGGTTGCCAAAATCGTACAACGTCGTCACCGTCTGCTCGCCGCCCATCATGCCCAGTTCCGGCATGGCCTGCTGCGTGATACGCAAACGTACCATACGCGTGCCGTAGTTCACGCGCATCATGTCCAGCCAGATTCTCACGCTATCCTCTACAAATGCGTAGAAATCCTGCTTTTGCAGCTCCAGCGGCATGCTGGTGGCCTTTTGAGTGGCGATAATGGCGCTGGTGTTGTCCGGCTTCACGTTGCCCAGCGCCGCATCGCTTGCGCCCATCGCATCGCGCGTGTACTCGATGACGTTGGATATCATCTCCAACACCTGCCCGCTCATGTCCGGTGCACGCATTCCCGTTGCTACGATGTCGTTGGGCGCACCGGCTACTCCGATGGCCGTCCCCACGCGGTTGTCCCACGCCTTTAGCTTTGTTTTGTCGTAGATTACTTTAGGGAACGCCATGGTTTTCATGTGATGCTGCGCCATCGCGAACATTTTGTTGATAAAAATCTGGTTCGGAATTGCCGCTGTCACCATGCTTTTGCCGTGATAGCAGCTCTTCACCTTTTCCCAGCCAAAAACCGCCAGCGGAAACCGCTTGTACCCTGTGTCCGTGGCCTCGCGCACCATGCCCGTTTTCGTTGCCTCGGCAAACCACACCGTGCCGTTTTCTTTCCAGTACCGGCGCAACACCGTCACCTTGCCGTCCTCCGGCGCGGTGCCGTGCTTGTTCTCGTCCTCGTCAGCCTCGATGCCCTGTGCGTCCTGTCCGTTCTCCTGCGCCGCTTTGCGCACATCTTCCACAAGTCGACGAAAGGCCAAGATAATATACGGCTGCTCCTCCACGCTGGGGTTCTGCGGGTTGCCGAAATACACGTTGGTATTTTCCAACACCTCTGCCCGAATGTTCCCCGGCGTTTCGCTGGGTGTCGCGCTGCCGCCGATATAGCCGCCCTCTGCATCCGGATCAAACCAGAAATGCATGCACCCATCTCCGTCCACCGCCGCGTTGCGGATCACCTCGCGGGCTTTTTTCTTAAACGAAGTTTGCTCCATAATGGCATCAAACTGCGCCCCCAGCATCTCCAGCACAGGCTTCTCATCCTCGTTCTCGTCAAACGTCTCCAAGCCCACGCCGATGTCGTCGCTCATAATGCTGGAAATGCAAAATTTCACCACGCGGCTAATGACGTTCACCGTCGGATGTTCCAAATCCGGCGCGTTCACGCCGCGCCACTGGTCGCCAATGTAGAAATCCTCGTTGCGCTCCACTTCTTCGTACAGCCCGATGTGCTGGTTAAACGCGCGCCCCTTTTGGAACTCTTTCCACATCTTCTCCGGCTCGATGTGTCGCTCCTCGCGCTGCTGCTCCGGCTTTTTTTCTGCCGCTTCCGGCATCGTCAGCGCCGCTTTGTTCTGCTCCATCAACCCTCACCCCCTTGTTGCGGATAACCCGTGTAGGCCATCATGTTTTCCCATTGCTGGACAATCTTCTCCTGCGCCTGCGCCTGTTCGCGTGTCGTTGTGTCGCTTACGCGCTGGCTTTTCCCCTGCGCCTGTTCCGGCGTCAGCTCGCGCACCAGCTCGTGCAAGCGGCGCACCTCGAACCGCAATCCTTGCAGTTCCTTGCGCAGCGTGTCCACCTCGTCGCGCAGTGCTTGCACGCTTATCTTTCGCTGCGCGTCGCACTCTTTCAGCGCTCTCAACCCCGCCAATTCCTCGGTGTGCCAAAGCGCCCTTTCTTTCAGTTCCCAGTTCATTCGCTCGTGCAGCTCCGCAATTGCCTTTCTTGTGCCAAACATCGTTCCAGCCTCCTGTTTTATTTTTACATCCCGTATTCTAAAAAATCCGCCACTTGTCGGTCAAAGTCCGGCGTGTCCTCATCATCCCATACCACCGACACCACCGCATCAGCCGGCAATGGCCTCCCTGCACAGAAATACCGCAGAGCGTCCGGCGCGTGCGTGTGCTTGTGCGGCTCTTTTGCGCAGTCGCTTGGGTTGTGCCGATCATACACTAGGTTCGGCATGCTTTCAATCAGGTTCACGCAGTTGTCAAACACCTTCAACCGCGGGCCCGTCTCCGGCGCGTCCCGCAGCCATTCTTTCAAATCAAGCCACCCCTGCACGCGGTCGTTGCGCGCCGCCACCAGCGGCAAGCCTGCCTCTGCAAAGGCGTCCGCCACGCTGCGCCCCGTGTCCTGCCGCCTGTTCCACATGTCCGGCGGTGCATAGTAGCACTCCATCTCCTCACCCATGGTCAGCTCGCGCACCCGTGCCGCCGCCTCGCCCATGGTCAGGCCGCCGCCCTGGGTTCCCTTGTAGTTGTCGCGCCCCTCGTACAGTTCGCGGTACACCCAAGCGCACCCCGTCTCGTCCATGGCGATCCAGTACCCCGCCAGCATGTCCAAGCCATAGTCCATCGTGAAATACCGCCGCCAATGGCTCGGAATTACAAACGGCTGCACCACATGCAGACTTCGCCGCCACTCGGTGAAAAACTGCCCCACGAACATGTCCCAGTCGCCGTCCAACCACGCCCGGCGCAAGTCCGGCGGCAGATTTTCCAGCATTTTCACATAGTCCGGGTCTTTTTCCAACAGGTCTTTGTTGTCGTACACACGGGCGGCGATAAAGGCGTAATCTTCCGGCCGCTCTGCGCCTTGGTATTCGCGAGAGATAAACAGGCGCTTTACCCACGCGTGCCCCACACCACCCGGGTTGCAGGTTAAATAAAACCGCTTTGGAAAATCATTCACGCCACGCATACAGGCCGTTAACACGGAAAATTGATACTCCGTGAACTGTGTAGCTTCCTCCATGATGATAAAGTCGTACTCTTGGCCTTGGTATTGCAATACGTCGCCCTCGCTGTCGCAGTAGCCGCATTTCAGCAAGCTGCCCGTCACGAACTCGAACGCCTTTTCGCTCTCTTTCCATGTGGCCACGTCGTTCAACATCGTCCGCAGCGGCCTTATGTGGTTCTCTCGCAGCTCCGCAAAGGTTCTGCGCAGCAGTAAGCCGCGAATGCCCGGGTAGTTCAGGCACAGCAGCGCCGCCTTATTGCGCGCCGCCCAGCTCTTTCCGCCGCCGCGCGCGCCGCCATAGGCCACAAACCGCGCACGCGCTTTAAAAAACTCTCGCTGTGGCTCTGAGTTCGGCTTCGGCATCTCGTACCGAATTACCCGCTTGTCGCTCATTTTGCATACTCCTCCGCATCGTCTCCGGCGCCCACCACAGCAATTTCCAGCACCGTCCCGGCCGCGCCCTCGCGTGTCATCCGCTCCGCCGCCCCGGCTGCGCTCACGCTGGTCAGTGTGCGCAGAATGTTCGCCGCCGCTGTCTCGCTCATCGGCGTGGCTAAACCGTGCCGGTAGAGCAGCCGCTCGCGCTGCATCGATGTCCCGATATCCTCACCGTCCACCGGCGGTCCCAGCGCATCCAATTCATTCTCCAGCGCCTCGCGCCGGTCATGAACAGCCAGCCCGCGTGCCAGCTTTCGGTGCAGCAGCTCCTCAGCCAATTGCGCCCCCTGCGCCGCCTGCACCGTTACCTGTCGTATCGCGTCCGCGCGCGCCGCGTCCCATACGTTTTGCTTCTCGCTGTCTTGCATTTTGCGCGCTTGCGCTTCCCACGTCCGCAGCGTGCTCTCCGGCACGCCATACCGCTTCGCCACCTCGCTGCGGTTATTCTCAAACAACAGCGCCGCCAAGCAGGCCGTCTTTGTCCTTTCAGGCCACTTACTGCCCCGCCGCTGTCCTTTCACTGTGTTTTTCTTGTATCTCATCAGACATTCCCTCCTCCCTATTTTCCCATATCATCCCCTTTTTGGGCAATACCCCCAATTTTTGGGCGCAAAAAAGCGGCCTCGCACATCGTGCAAAGCCGCTTTGGCTGTTGTTCATTAGGCGTATACCAGTCGTCCACGCGGCACCGGAATTTCACGCCCCATTTCTCGCGCCGTTTCCATCCACTCCAACGCCACGCGCTCCACGGCAGCAAGAGCGTCTCGCATAGTCGCGCCGTCCGCCATGCATCCGGGCAGCTCCGGCACTTCCGCAATGTAGGCTTCATCTACATTGCTCCAATAGATGATCACTTCGTGCTTAGTCATAAATGCTACCCCTTGTTTTCGCGGCATCCAATCTGTCTCGGTCGTCACTTTTTGTCGTTATCCACAATCATCCCCACAAAAGATTGTCGAATCTGCCCATTTACATAGTGCACGCACTATGCTATACTAAATGTAGACAGAGGGCAGCAGGTCATTCCTCCCGAAAGGAGGCGACTGCGCATGACGGTTTTGGAAGTCCTTGCACTACTTAACCTGTTGGCAGTAGTTGTCTTTGGCGTCATCAACGCGCTAAAGAAATAGCCGCCCCTAGCCTTTGAGCACGGAAGCGGCGTTTCGTCAAACACGTCTTGACAAGAGGAACGACCGCTCCTGCGGGCACAGGAGCACTGCCCTCTGTTCACCATTTTACGCCAAAAGGAGTGGAAAGTCAATGCCGGAGCGAAAAATTACCCCCCAAGACCGATACCTAAAAGCCAACGCGGTCAACTACAGCTTTCGCGTCATGAAGCACACCGAAGCCGACGTTATCCAGAAGCTGGAGAGCGTCCCCAATAAGGCCGGATACATCAAATCCCTCATTCGCGCCGATATCGCGCGCTCGCAGCATGGCTTATACTACCCCGTCGTTTTCCACCCCGAAGATACCGGCTTTTCCGTTTCTGTTCCCGATTTGCCCGGCTGCTTTACGCAAGGCGATACGCTGGACGAAGCTTTGAAGCAGACACATAACGCAATCAGCTTGTATCTCAATGGCTTGCCCGAATATCCTGCCGCATCCTCTCCGCAGTCAATCCGCCTTGAATCGCCGGATTTTATGCTCCTCGTTCCGGTCGATGCCATTTCCTGATGCCGAGCATTTCGCATCCACGCACCCCAAGCCCTGTGCCACCTGCGGTTTTCCGCACGGCACAGGGCTTTTTTGCATACAGCTTAAACCGTTCGGAAATCCCGAACAGTTGTCAGCTTGCGCCGCATTTTGCAACGCTTAATGCATATGTATCACAGAATTTATAAAATCAAGATAGGCGAACTTTCGCGAACTCGCCCTCTTGTTCTTTTCTCTCTCGTCTCCCCGGCTCCGTCGCTTGTGTCCACCCTCCGCAGCTTCAACGTCAAGCTCCATTCGCCCGTCACTTCATTGCAGCGCGGCTCGGCGCTGTTCATCTCCCATCCCGGGAACTTCCGCCGCCAAAACTCCCGGCTGAATACCTCGCCCTCGCGCACCAGCTTCTCAATGCGCCGCTGTCCCCAGCGCGTGTCGTTGGGCCGCTTGCGCACCGGCTTCTTCAATCCTCGGCTCTGCTTCCAGCGCCGTTTACGGTTTGGGTATTTTGTCAAATAATTGCACAGCGCCTCTAAGCTGCCATTGTCCGGCTGCAGCCTGTCCGCATTGCTAAACCCCAACTTCTGCCCGTTTCTCGTCCACAGCGCTTCCAGCTCGTCACGGCTCAGCTCACACTTGATGATCACATGCCAGTGAAACCGCACCGGCCTTTCTTTCTCCTCGCAGTCCTCCTGCGTCCTATATTCCAGCACGGCCACATATAAGGGGCTACCCACGCCGCGCTTCTTGCACAGCGCTCGTGCCCGTCGTATCCATGCACTAAAATCCCGCTCAGCCTGCTCCACACTGCTCGGCAGCATATCGTCGCTATAAGTCAGCGTCACATGCACGTCCTGTTTTGTGAAATTTGCGTTTACTAGCTGCACAAAATACCGCTTTGCGTTTTTCCCATTTAGATTCTGCTGCACCAACCGGCTGACCTGCTGCTTCTTCGCCCGTGGCGTCGCGTTCTTCTCTCTCTCGCTGATGGGGAACACGTCTACCTCCATGTAATGCTCCGCACACACCGTGCGTACCTCTCTCATGTACCGTGCCCTCATCTTCTCTCTCCTCTGTGTCGCTAAAATAATACTCCATACAAGCCCCAACGCGGCCACGCCGGCCGCCTCGGAAAACTTGTTGTGTAGTTGTATATATGTATAGTATATATATAAGGCTTCGGCGCAGCGCCCCGCCGCTCACATCTCCCGCCAGTGCTTCGCGTATAGCGCCCGCAGATCCTCGCCGCAATCGGTCATAAACTTTCCATAGCTGGTGTACTCCGGCATTCCCTCTGCACGCCGCGTGCGATTCACCGCCGCGCGCAGCCGCTCTACCTCGTCCAGCGATAGCGGCTTTTCTTTCGCCTCCGGCCTCGTCCTTGGCTTCTTGTGCGTATTATCTTTCTTTATTGCTTCGCTTCGCGCCCTGTAACGCGCCTTCTCTCGCTCATTGTGCCGCTCTTTTGCGCAAGCCGCGCACCACTTCTTTCGCGCACCCTCCACTTCGCAGCCACATCGCGCACACGTTTTTCCCATCGTTTCCACGCACCTTTTCGTAAATTTAACTTTAAATCGAACAATTTAATAGCACCTGAACAAAAATTGCAGTGAGCCGCAGCCAATCGCTGTCGCTCTTGGGCTCGGCCGCAGCAGTAAGCCGCAGCCGGACGCACTTCCCAGCACGTCCGGCTTTTATTTTTAAAACTTCTCACGCCAGTAGCACCACATGCACGCCATTACCAACACCGGCACACCCAGCAGCAACGCTTGGCTAATTGTTTTTACTAAAGCCATCCGATATACGCTCCACTTTATTTTAGACATCCATTGACACGTATTCTAATACGTGTTATAATAACAATAAGGAAGGAGGCTGCAACGTGAAAGACTACTCGTCCAGAGAAGTACTGCAAATTTTAAAAGCCGACGGGTGGTACGAGATTTCCTGCGTCGGAGACCACCACCAATTCAAGCACCCCACCAAGCCCGGCAAGGTTACTGTCACGCATCCCAAAAAATCCATTCCTGTGAAAACGTTGATAAGCATCGCTAAACAAGCCGGGGTCACTTTTAAATAGTGCCCCGGCAAACACACGAAAGGAGCTTTCCAATGAAAGAACGTTATTCCTTCATCGCCATCTTGGATTACGCCGACGACGGCATTTCCATCTCGTTTCCAGACCTTCCCGGCTGCCTACCCTGCGCCGACACGCAAGACGAGGCCATTCACAACGCGCAGGAAGCCCTTGGCCTGCACCTCTACGGCATGGAGCAGGATGGCGATCCTATTCCAGAGCCTACGGCCTTGCACGACATCCCATTGGAGAAAGACCAAGTGCCGCTTCTGGTCAGCGTCTATATGCCAGCCGTTCGCGGTCAGGTGCAATCGGTTTTTGTTAAGAAAACTCTTACCATCCCCGCATGGCTCAACGATGCCGCCCTGCGCCAAGGCATCAACTTCTCTCAAACGCTGCAGCAAGCGCTTAAAGAGCAGCTGCACATTTACGCTTAAATCGTCAACCCGTCTTTGCGCTGCACCAACACGAGCTGGTGCAGCGCTTTTGTTTTACCGATTGCGCAGCGACTTAGCAATTTCGATCGTCTCCATCCGTCTGCGCCTCCGTCTCGTCCTGCTCAGCGCATCGCACCAGCGGCTTCCCGTCGCGCTTTAACCCGCACGCGCCGCCGAATAACAAGCAATTCTCACACATCCCACTCACTCTCCTTTCGCTTGTCCTCCGCCTTTTTACGGTTTTCCTCCACACGCGCAGCACACGCCCGGCAAGCCGTACGCCTCGGCCTGTCGTTCACTTTGCCGCACCGTATGCAACGCCCCTCGGCCTTTAGCCGTTCAACTCGCGCCGCCTGTCGTGCGCGCACCTTGTCCGCACACCGCACGCATTGTGCACGCCCGTCTTGCGTCCTCTCGTCCTGCTCGCCGCAAATAGTGCACATTCCCGCACGCTTGCGCACCTCGCGCAGTCTCGCTTGGTATTCTGCTTGTGTCATGTCTCGCCCTCCGTTAGCCTTGCCGTTCCTCGTCTTTTCTTTCGCTCGTTGTCGCGCGCAGCGCACGCCGCGCACAATACGCGCCCCGGACGGCTCGGCTTCCCACAAAACGCGCAGCGCCCGTCCTCTTTCAGCTGGCCGTATCGCGCACGCTGTGCCGCATTGTGTCGCTCACGCACGTCCTCGCGCCGCTGCCACTTCTCGCGCTTCTCCATGCACGCACCGCACATCGTCAGGCCGCTCGCCGTTCGTTCATCTTGACGCCCGCAGTTCACGCACTGCCCGGCTCGCTTTCGGGCTGCGTACACCATGCGCTGCCATTCCTTTTTGGTCATGCTCTCACCACTTCTTGTAAGTCAAATCATCTTCTGTCCAGTTCGGGTATTTCTTCTCTAAGTACGCCCGTATGCGCTCGCGCAGCGCGATCCGCTCCGCTGAGTTGTCGTAGCGGCCATGGCAGCTGTGACACAGCGTCACTACATTTTGTTCAACGCCTAGCCCACCCTGCGCCCGGCTGATGTAGTGGGCGTTGGGCATGGCCGTCCATGTCGTTCCGCACAGCACGCACTTGCGCCCGTCGCGCAGAAACACCCGGTCTTTCGTCGCCGGGGTAATGTCCAGCGCCTTGGCTCTCCGGCTCTTTGCCATGTCGCGTCACTCCTCTTTCCACAAAATTTTCCGCACGCGCTCTCGCGTCTCGTCGTTCATCAGGCTCAGCTCAAAATCTAACCGCTGCGCATCCGTCATGGGAAAGCCGGCCGGAATCTTCTTCTCTTGCCGGTATTGCTCCATCAATTCCTGTACCACACTGTTCCGGGCGTTGGTCATGTACCATTGCGGTTTTCCGTCCACCGGATGCCGTCGCGCATTGCGCGCGCCCGCTTTGGCCAGTTCTCGCAGTTCCATTACAATTCTCCCTTCTCTAATTCGTCGACCGCCTGCGCCACTGCCGCCCGAAATGCCGCCCATGTAATCCGCCCATGTTCCCTGTGTTCGTCAATGGCTTTATCCAACATCGCGGCCAGTGCCTTGTCGTAGCAGTTTATTTTCTCCAATAGACTCACCGTCTTAAAATACGCCGCGTCACCCATTCGCTCACGCGCGCGCATTTCGCCTTGCAGACTCTTTAACAGCCATTCGCGCTTATCCGGCGGCACGTCCTGTGCCCTCACCCAGCAGCTCACCTGCGCCAATTCCACCATTTTTTCGCCCCTGGGCGTTATCTTAAACAAAAGATACTCCACCTGCTTGTCAAAGCCGGCGATTTCTTCTAGCCCCATACTTGTGCCTCTTTTCTTCCGCGTCTAATAAGTTCCACATTGGCAGTAGGCCGCAGCCAATCGCTGTCGCTCTTGGGCGTCCCTTGCATAGGTCTCGCGCTCCAATCGCTGTCGCTCTTGGGCTCGGCCGCAGCAAATTGGCAATCTTGCCACTTCTGCGTTTTTGTGGTATACTGTGTAGTACAGCGAACTCTATTCTCTGTGCCCTGCCGGCTTCGCCCCCGGCAGGGCTTTTTTATTTTTTGTAGGGCGGGGGCTTGTCTCCCGCCGCAGATGCCCACCACAATAGCCAAACCCAAAACAACCGCAAAAGCCACCGGCCACGCCATGCTAAGTACAATCACGGCCACCAACGCCGTGCGTTTCAAAAAGTCCTTCATTGCCCCTGCGCCTCCAACTCTCGACATTCATCAAGCAACACCGCGAACGCGCTTGCGCACACTTCCTCTGCGCTCACGTCGTCCTTTTTGCAGTCCATCAGACCCCCGCGCGAGCGCTCTTGTTAGCCCAGCTATTATGTGGAACGCGCTTCCATCCCTTGTTATCCTTGTGCCATTCTCATACACCTCGATGTGAACAGTTGCTACCGTCTTATCCATTTTTCTTCTCCTCCTCTTAAGTCAGCACCCTTGCAAGCGCCACTTTTGATATGTACTTCCCATGTCCCCTTCCTTGCATCGGAATGTTTGCATCTACAAAATCCTTGCCTCGCCCCGTGAATACAATCACATCCGCGCGTGTCAACAGTTCCTTGTCCGGAAATCGCGCATCCAGTCGTTCCATCTGGTCGCGGAAACCCTCTTTTTCTCTCGGCATAACATCACGTCCTTTCGGTTTATTCTTCGTTGTACCAGTTCCATTCCGCCTGCTTAACGTCAACAAGTTCTTGCAGGTCAAACATTGCATTTGATAACTCTCGCCGCTTCTCCGGCGGCAATCCAATCGCCTTTGCCGCTTGTTCCGCGTACCAAAAACAAGCGCCGTTGCTCCATATCGGCTTGTCAAGCATCACCTCGTACATCTCCGGTGTGCTTTCTTCCATTTCTCGCATAAGCTCTCGCACGGTCATTGTGTTCACCTCCCTTCTTGCCCGCTTTGGGGCGGTTTATCTCTCCTCAAGTTCTTCTCGCCCATAAAAGTCCTCAATCTTGCAGCCATAGAGTTTGGCCAATTTAGGAAGCAGAGCTGACGGTGTTTTCCTTGTGCCCGATTCGTATTGGCAAAGCGTATTGTTCGAGACCCCAATTCGCTTTGCCGCATCCACTTGGGCCACACCCGCTTTTTCTCTCATTTTGCGCAAATACAACAACTTATCCTCCCTTTTTGTTCTATTTCTGCTCATTTTGAGAATATTCATTGTAAAAAAATATTCCCTTCTGTACACTTAAATAAGTATATCTCGCAGAAAGGCGGTGTCTTAATCACCAGTGTATCTTTATTGTACTTCTCATTTTGTGTATTGTCAATGCTTTCATTAAATATTTATTCACTTTGAGATATAATGTTAATTTTTCGCTAAATTTTCCCATTTATTTCCTTTTCGTCTTGCTTTTTCTCATTTTGTTAATTATTATTTGTTTGAGGGGTTGAAATCATGTCAATTCGAGAATTAAGGCTACAATCTAATATGACGCAATCTGAACTGGCCAAGAAAATAAACATAGCGCCCAATTCTCTTAGCCAATACGAAAAAGGCACGCGCGGCCTCGATGTTGAAATCGCTAAGCGTATCGCCGATATCTTCAATGTATCTCTGGATGAAATTTACGACTACCGCCCGGCCCATAGCAGCAGTCCCTTGCGCTTGCCCATCTTCTCCAATTTCAACGCATCCACTCTCTCCACGCCTCCGGCGCGCGTGGCCGAGTATGCGGAGCTGCACCCATCCATGGCCGCTCACGGCGAATTGTTCGCCTTGCGCGTGGCCGACAACGACGCAGCGCCGGACATCCGGCGCGACGATGTTCTGATATGCGTCGCCGCAGCAGATGTGCCCAACGGGGCCGTGGCCGTGGTGCAGGTGGGTGCAGCCAGCGCCCTTGTGCGCCGCGTACACAAGCACGGCGATACCGGCATTAGTTTGCTCACCGACAGCCCTGTGGCCGCTCCCCTGTTTTTTACCCATGAGGAATGCCGCACTATTCCGGTCACTATTTTAGGCCGCGTTATCGAGCTGAGGCGGCGCTATAACACAT